TGATCTCTCTCGGCCGGCAAAACGGCAAGACAGAGATCGCTGCAGCTGTGGGCCTGTTCGCCCTGCTGATGAAAGCCAGCCCCAGCGTGGTGGGGGTCGCCACCAGCGCCGAGCAGGCCCGCCTGGTCTACAAGCGCACCATGAGAGCCATCAGAGGCACCCCCCAGCTGGCTGCCCGATTCAAAGCGCTGACCGAAACGCGAGGCATCCAAACAAAAGACGGCGGCCAGTACGAAATCAAAGCCGCCAAATCTGCAGCGCTGCAGGGAATCCCCATCGATGTGGGCCTGGTCGATGAGCTGCACATTCTCGCCACCGCCCTATGGTTCGACCTAGTGAACGGCTTAGGGGGCCGGCCGAACTGTCTGGTGCTCGGCATCACCACCGCCGGCGATGACGGCAGCGAGCTGCTGCTACACCTGTACGGCCAGGGAGCCGAGGCGATCGAGGCCGGCGATGCTGCCCGGTTCGGCTTCTACTGCTGGGAATCCGACGCCGCCGAGATCAGCGACGATGACGACGAGCTGGGCCAAGAACTCGCCCGCGCTAATCCCTCGATCGCATCCGGCCGCGTCGATCTGTCCAACGCCATGACCGAGGCCCGATCTCTGCCCCCGCAGACAGCTGTCCGGTATCGCCTGAACCGGTTCGTGCAGGCTGTCTCAGCCTTCATCAGCGCCGAGATGTGGCGAGACAATTTCGTGCGCGATGACTTCCCCGCCGGGGTCGCGCCGATCTTCACTGTCGATCGAACACCTGACTGGGGAGCTGCCACCATTTCAGCGTTCGGCAAGAGAGCAGATGGGCGTATCTATTGCGATGTGGTGGCCTCGCTTGTGCGCCCGACCCAGCAGCAGCTGGTGGATCTGTGCCTGCAATTACACACCGCCCACCAGCCGGCCACCATCGGCATGGATGGGTTCACGCTGCGAGATCTCGGCCGAGAATTAGAGCTGCGAGGCGTGCCGGTGAGCCTGGCCGGTATGGCTGATGTGATGAACGGCAGCGCCCTGTTCTACGCCAAACTGCAGCAGGGCCAACTCGCCCACCCCGGCCATGACCTGCTCGCCCGACAGATCCCGCTGACCAAACGCAAAGAGAGCGACGGTGGGTTCAAGATCAGCCGGCAAGCATCCAGCAGCTCGATCGATGGTGTCATGTCGCATGTGATCGGCGTGCAGCTGACTGAGAATCATCGCAGCACAACGCTGCAGATGTTCTAGCGCACTATTCCGGTCAAAACTGTACATTTACGGCCAGCCCCAATTAGTGGCAGCGCTGAGGGCGCCTGCATGATGCTGCTGTGGGTATCAGGGAATGGATCGCCGGCAACCGGCGCAGCGCAGACTCTGGCGCGTTCGGCAACACTGTGCAGCCGCCCGCCCGCAGCTCATCGCTGAGCGCTGTCAGTGTCAGCGACGCCTTCGGCATATCGATGGTGTACCGAGCGATCCAGATCCATGCCATCAGCGCCAAACAGCTGAGCATTAGCACCATGCGCTACGGCCGCATGGTCGAGGATCACCCCCTCACCCGCCGGCCCGATCCGGAAAGCTCGCGCAGCAGCTGGATCGAACAGCTAGTGGTATCGATGACCAGCACCGGCAACGGTTACTGCGAGATCATCCGAGATGCAGCCGGGCAGCCCATCGCCCTGCCGGTACTGAACCCGCTGCAGGTTCGCATCCACACCAACGCCGCCGGCCGCATCACCAAATACAGCTACCGAGGCACCGACCTACAGCCCCGAAACATGATGCATGTAACCCTGCTGCGCGTGCCCGGCTCGGCGTATGGCCTCGGCCCCATCCAGGCCGCCCAGCCTGACCTGCGCGGCGCCATCAGCACCCGCGACTATGCAGCGGCCTGGCTGGATGATTCCGGCGTACCCACCGGGGTGCTCAAAACAGATCAGAACGTCACCGCCGAGGTAGCTAAAAACGCTAAAGACAAGTGGAACGCCGACGCCGGCCAGAAAAACGGCGTGGTAGTGCTCGGTAATGGGCTGGACTATCGGCCCATATTTCTGTCACCCAAAGATGTGCAATTTATTGAATCCCAGCAGTTCAGCGTTACCCAGATCGCCCGCCTGTTCGGTACGCCGGCCTCGCTGATGCTCGCCGCTGTCGAGGGCAGCAGTCAAAGCTATAGCAATGTTGAGCAGGACTGGCTCGCCTACGTTCGCTTCACCCTCATGGGATACCTGACCGAGATCGAGGACGCCCTAACGCAGCTGCTGCCTGGTGCGCGCAGCGCCAAGTTCAACATCGAGGCGCTACTGCGCGCAGATACCACCACCCGTTACGCCAGCTACCAGACAGCGATCGCCGCCGGGTTCCTGACGATCGCCGAGATCCGCGACATCGAGGGCTGGGCGCCACTAACTGACACTGAGGAGATGCCCGCCGAATGATCACCACCGACACCCGCGAGCTGCACATGCGCGCAGCAGCAGACACCGACACGCGCACCGTCACCGGCGTAGGTGTCCCCTATGGGGAAACCATCACCATTTACGGCGAGAGGGAACGCTTCGCCCCCGGCTCGGTGGATGCTGCCGGCGCCAAACTGTTCAGCCGCCACCGCGACCCGATCGGCATCATCACCGAGCAACGCGAAACCCCCGCAGGGTGGATCGCCACCGGCCGGTTCAGCAGCACCCCCGGCGCTGACGAGGCCCGACAGTTGGCCCTCGATGGCGTACTGGATGGCCTATCGATCGGGTTCGACCCGATCGAGTGGCACATGGAACGAGACGACGAGGGCGAGGTAATCGTCTATGACCGGGTGCGCGTGCGCGAGGTGTCCCTGGTGCCCTTCCCTGCTTACCCCTCGGCCCGCGTTGACAGCGTGCGCCACCTACCGCCAACCCATCAACCATCAACCGTTACCACCGACCACCGACGAGAGGACACCACCACTATGACCACCACCGACACCGAGCGCACCGAGCGCACCGATGACCTGCGCGAGATCCGCGAATCGGTCGAGGATCTCGGCCGGCGCGTCGAGCTGAGCGTTCAGCACCGCGACGAGCAGGCGCCCGCCATCGACCAGCGCAGCGCCGGGCAATGGCTGCGCAGCATCGCCGCCGGCGACGCTGACGCTGTACGCGAATACGAGCAGCTGGTCACCCGCGCCTACACCGGCGGCACCAGCGCCGATGGGATGCTCACCCCCGCCTATGTGGGCGACACCATCCGCCTTATCGAGTCCCCCAACGTGCTCGGCCAAATCTTCTCCACCGGCCCGCTGCCAGCCAAGGGGCTGCGCCTTGAATATGGCGTGCTGGACACCAACACTGTGGCCGTAGCCAAGCAGACCGCCGAGGGCGCAGATCTGCCCGTGGGCAAAATCTCGCTAGATGTGGCCTATGCCGACATTCACACCTATGGAGGTGTCATCGAGATGACCCGCCAGCAGATCGAACGCACGACGAACGTTTCGATGCTCGATCTGCACATGCGCGCCCTATCTCTGCGCGCCGGCGCCCGCAAAGCGTCCGAGCTGCGCGAGCTGTTCGCTGCCACCGTGGCAACAAACGCCGCCGACCCTGACCGGGTGGCCGTCGTGGCCGATGAAACCAACTACATCGACTGGGTGGGCGCCATCATCGATGGGGCCGAATGGTACGCAAGCCTTGGCCTGTCCCTCGATGCCCTGGTGGCTGACAAAACCAAGTTCAAAGCGCTGGCCTCACTGGTGGACAGCGCCGGCCGCCCGCTGATGGTTATCTCTGGCGAGGGCGTCAACACGGTGGGACGCATCAACCCGCGCGCCCTCACCGGCAACCTGGCCGGCGTTGATGTGTTCCTGAACCTCAACCAGGCCGCCCCCGGCGCTGCGTTCGTCAACAGTGAGGCGATCCGCCAGTACAACAGCCCCATGGTGGAGCTGGCTGATGAGAACATCGTCAACCTGTCCAAGCAGTTCGGGGTGTACTACTACGCAGCCAACGCTGTGGAGATCCCCGGCGCCATCGTGCCTGTAGTCGCAACGCTGCCGGCCGGCGTCAAAGACGGCAAGTAGTCACCAATGACCACCGACCAGGGCGAGGCTGCAGAGCTGGAACAGCTCACCGCACAGCTGCGCGAATACGTCACACCCGACGCCCGCCATGTGGCTGTCGATGATGTGTTCGTCACCGCGTGCACCCGCGAGGCTCTCGCCCTGGTCGGTCAACTCATCGGCGCCAGTGTGCTGCCGGCTGCGATACGCACCCGCGCGATCATCGAAGCCGGCAGTGAGCTGTTCCACAAACGGCAAGCCCCCAACGGGATCAGCCAATACGCCGACCCCGCCGGCACACCCATGCGCATCGCCCGCGATCCGCTGAACGTGGCCCGCGTCATCCTGGCCCCATTCCTACCCATGGGGTTCGCATGAGCGTGCTGGGGGACATGCGGCGCGAGCTGGCCGATGATGTGGCCGGCAACCCTACCGAGCTGACCACCTATGACCATGTGCCGGGCCGCGTGCAGCTGCCGGCTGCGTTCGTGATGGCCGGCGCCCCCTACATCGAGCAGGCCCAAAACTTCGGCAGCAGCACGGTGAGGTTCCAGGCTGTGCTGCTCACTCACCCATCACTGAACAGTGAAACCACCGACCAGCTCGACGAGCTGATCGAAACCGTCAGCGGCCGGCTGAGCGCAGCTGACTGGCTGATCGAGACGATCGACCAGCCCAGACTCATCGACCTATCAGGCAGTGATGTGCTGAGCGTCACCATCAACGTGGCCGCCGTGGCCTCATTCCCCTAACCCACCTAACCCAAGAAAGGCACCACCATGGGATCGACCCGCATCAGAGGCAACAAAAAGCCCCAGCTGACCCTGGGAACCCCCGGCATCGACCAGTCTGCTGATGTGATCAGCTGGGCGATCGAGAACGATGAGGCTGATGCTGATGTGGTGACGTTCGAGGACGCCGCCAACGGTGGGGGCCGGCAGTTCTACTTGCGCGGCTCGGCCATCCAAAGCACCGCCAGCGCCGCGTTCTGGCGTTACGTCTGGGAGAACAGCGGCCAGGCCAATGTTCCCTACACCATCGCCGCCCACGGCAACGCTGCCCCCACCGCGAACGAGCCGCATTTTGTGGGAACACTCACCATTGGCGCCAAGCCCACCATTGGGGGCGAGGCATCCAGCAGCGCCACTAGCGCGTTCACGTTCGACTACGAGTTCACCATCGACGGCGAACCGACGATGGACACCGGCGCGTAACTAGCTTCAGGGGGCCGGCAGCTCATGGCTGAATTTCAGAACCGTAACCTACGCATCGATGGGCTGCGCGAGCTGAACAAAAAACTGCGAGCTGCCGGCGATGAATCGGCCGACCTGCCCAACCTGATGCAGCAGCTGGGCCAGACCGTCATCGCTAACGCCCGCGTGCCTCAGCAGAGTGGCGAGCTGGCTGCCAGCCTGCGCGCAGGCCGAGGCCGCACCAAGGCAGTGGTGAGGGCCGGCTACGCCCGCAAAGCCAGCTACGCCGGCGTCATCCATTACGGCAACCCAAACACCGGCACCCGCGCGCAGCCGTTCCTGGTGGATGCCCTACGCCGCGCACAGCCCGCCCTCATCGTTCAGCTCGAGGCCGGCCTGGGCCAGCTGCTCAAAAAACACAACCTATAACAGAGAGAAAAAACATCATGGCAAAGCTCGACATCACCAAACTCACCCTGGGCGAGGTCGCAACAATCGAAGATCTGGCCGGCGTATCACTGTCCGAGCTAGAGGGCGCCCCCCAGGGTAAATTCCTGGCCGCCCTGGTGATGATCCACCAGCGCCGCAACGGCGAACCCACGTTCACGTTCAACCAGGCACTAGCCACCCCGATGGATCAGGCGCAGCAGATCCTAGGCCTCGGCGATGATGTGCCGGCAGAGGATGCAGCTGAAAAAAAAGACAAGACCGCCACCAAGAGCGCGCCCGCCAAAAGGCCCAATTCATAGTTCACCTGGGGCTACAGCCCGAGGCATACGAAAGCCTGACGATCGCCGAGCGCGACGCGATCATCACAGAGATGAACAGTCAACGCCGCAGCAGGCGCTAAACACCAAGTAGAGGGGAACGCCGGCCATGGCAAGAAACACAGTTATCGTGTCCGTGCTCGGCGACACCCGCGACCTGCAAAAAAAGCTAGGCGACAGCGGCGACGCCCTCGGCAACTGGGCCAAAGCTGGCGTGGCTGCTGCTGCCATCCTGGGCGCTGCCCTCATCGGGGGCGCTGCTAAGGGCGTGAAAGCTGCCAGCGAGCTAGAGCAGAACCTGGGCGCCCTGCAGTCAGTGTTCAAAGAAAACGCCGGCCAGATGGAAGAATGGGCCACCGCTGCAGCCAGCTCGGTGGGCCTGGCAAAAAGCGAATACGCCGGCCTGGCAACCATCCTTGGCTCTCAGCTGCGCAACATGGGGGTGGATGCTGCCCAGCTCGGCCAGCAGACCGATGATCTGATCCGGGTCGGCGCTGACCTATCGGCGCAGTTCGGCGGCAGTACCAAAGATGCTGTGGCTGCCCTATCGTCTCTGCTGCGTGGTGAACGCGAACCCATCAAACGGTTCGGGGTGTCGCTTGGCGAGGTTGACATTCAGGCCAAACTGCTGGAGATGGGCCTGGCAGGGCTGACAGGTGAGGCTGGAAAGAACGCGAAACTGCAGGCCACCCTGGCGCTGCTGTATGAGCAGACAGCTGATGCTGCTGGGGCGTTCACGAGAGAAAGCACCACCCTGGCCGGCGCGCAGCAGCGCCTAGCTGCCGGCACCGAAAACCTGTTCGCCACCTTCGGCACCGCCCTGCTGCCGGCCATGGTGGCTGTGACAGCTGCAGCGGGAACCCTGATCAACCTGATCCAAGGCAGCGCCTGGTTCGCTGCCATGAATGAATCCCTGGTGGCTGCCACTAACGGGTTCGCTGACTTCGTGTTCAGCATCATCAACGGCACCAGCTCCCTGAATTTCAGCGATGTGTTCGCCGGCCTGCTGTCCGGCGTCATCGCCGGCGTGGCAGATGCTGCAGCGTGGGTAAACCGTGATGGCCTGACCACCCTGCTCAGCAGCATCACCGAGGGTCGAGGCGTACTGTTCGCCGGCGCTATGCAACTGTTCAACACCCTGGCCGAGGCGCTGCCCCAGATCCTGCCGGCTGTCATCGCCGCCCTGACTGGGTTCCTGGCTGCCATGCTGGCGCAGGTTGCCACGTTCGTGCTGCCCCTGCTCGTAATCGGGCTGACTCTATTTCGTGGCCTGGTCGAGTCGATCGCCATCATCGCCCCCCAGCTCATCGCCCAGCTGGCTGCCATGCTGCCCGACCTGCTGACCACCATTCTAAAATTTGTCCCCCTGCTGCTGAATGCTGCCATCAGCGTGTTCACCATGCTGGTGGACGCGATCCCCATCATCCTGCCCCCCCTGATCGCCACCATCGTGGGGCTGCTGCCTGTACTGGTGAACTCTGTACTGTCAATGCTGCCTGACATTCTCGCGGCTGCCATCAACCTGTTCACCGCCCTGGTGGCCTCCATCCCCGTGATTCTGCCGCTGCTGCTGCGCGCCATCATTGACCTGCTGCCCAGCCTGATCGGCTCGGTACTGTCCATGCTGCCTGCCCTGCTGCGCGGCGCTGTGCAACTGTTCACCGGCCTAGTTAGCGCGATCCCGCAGATCATCCCGCCCCTGCTGGGCGCCCTCATCGCCCTGGCGCCGGTCATCATCGGCGCGATCATCGGCCTGATACCTGTACTGCTGCGCGCCGGCGTTGATCTGATCGGTGGGCTGGTGTCTGGCCTGTTCAAAGCTGCCGGCAGTGTCGGTAAAGCGCTGCTAGATATCGCCAAAGGCGCTGTGGGTGGGTTCCTCAAATTCCTGGGCATCAAATCGCCCAGCCGCCTGTTCGCCAGCTTCGGCAAAGACACCGTGGCAGGTCTCGCTGTGGGGCTGCGTAAGAACGCCGGCCTGGTCGATGGGGCGATGGATCAGCTCAGCGATCGGGTCGCTGGTGGGTTCAGCGCACAACTCAGCGCCCCCGAGATCGATGGGGCGTTCAACACCTACAGCACCGGCCGCAGTAGCAGCAGCATGAGCGCAACCCCTGCCACGATCCAGATCAACCTGCAAACACTGAACCCGACCGCCGAAACCGGCCGCATCATCGTGGAATCAATCCGCGACTACGAGTTCAGCGGGGGCCGACTGTGACCATTACCGAGCGCCCCCTGCTGGGCAGTGTGCGCATCATGCGCGCCAGCAGCGAGCTGATCGCCAACGCCACCAACGTGAGCGCCCGACGCGGCAGCTCACGCACCGGCCTGGGCCTGAAAACTGATGTGGGCCTGATGAGCTTCACCCTGCTGAACGCTGAGGATCCACTGGCCGGGGGAACCATCGAACCTGGGCAGATCATCACCCTGGAATCTGTAGGCGCTGCTAACGCAATGTCGCAGCTGTTCACCGGCCGCGTGGTCGATGTGGCATCGCGTTACCCGCTGGACAAAAGCACCGGCAGCCAGAGCGCCATCGTCATGGTGACTGTGGCTGATGCTGTGAAAGTGCATGTGGAAACCCCCCGCTACGGGGTGAGCGTGCCGGCCAATTTCGAGACGTTCGAGGCCCGCCTGGGCCGCCTCGCTGCCACATCACTGGCCCCGATCGCCGCCCCCATCCAGGGCGCTGCCCGGGGGGTGTATGCGTTCTAATGGCTCGCTATACCGGAAACCTCATAAACAATAACTTCACCTATTTAGACGTAACCCACACCCAAAACGCAGCCGGCAACACGTCCACCATTTCGTGGGTGCTGGGGTGGGCGTTCAGATCGCCCACCCTCGACCGAGACCTCAATAACGGCGATGTGGTTATCGATGGCAGCGTGCGCTATAACGTCACCGGCCGCCTGTACTCGTTCTCTAATAACTTCACGACGCGCGATCTGGCGATCGCCTCGGGCAGCTACACCGTCACCCACAATTCTGCCGGCTATAAAACGGTCAGCCTCAGCGCCTCGATAACCCCCTTCCAAAACGCTGCATCCAGCCTCAGCGCCAGCCTCACCCTGCCGCGCATCCCTAAACCACCCAGCGCCCCCAGCATCACCTCGATCAGTAATGTGACCAGCAGCAGCGCCCGCATCAACGGCACCACCCCCACCGATGACGGCGGCGCTGCAATCCTTGACTACCAATTCCAGGCCGCCACAAATACCGCGTTCACCTCGGGCGTGGTCACCACCACTGGCAGCAGCAGCACCCTCGAGATCGGCGGGCTGACCCCCGGGCAAAGCTATTACTTTCGTATGCGCGCCCAAAACTCGCTCGGCTTCTCGCCCTACTCAAGCGGCACCCCTAGCGCGTTCGTGGGCCTACCAGCGCCCACGTTCACCAGTTGGCAGCAGAACACTCAGGGCCAGCTGGTCGGCAACTGGACAGCCCCCACCCCTGCTACCGGGCTGACCGGCTACCGCCTACAGTTGGCCCGCGATGCCGGGTTCACCACCGGCGTGCAGAACATCGAGCTGGGCAACATCACCAGCCATGCAGTGCCTGGCCTGGCTGGTGGGCGTACATGGCACGCCCGCGTGGCAGCTCGCACCGCCGGCGGCACCAACGCCTACTCAGCAGGGCGCAGCCAGCTGCTGATCTTGAGCGCTGGCGATCTGGACAGCTGGACAAGTATTGGCACACCGCCGGCGGCCGTATCCCGTTACACCAGTGAGGGAATCAGGCGAGGCACCATCGAAAACCGCCAGGCGCTGTTCACCGAGAGCCTGGCAACAGCTGCCGCCACCCTGCCGGCTAACACCTTCGGCATACAGCACACCGTGACCGGGCTGAGCGTTGGCAAAGCGTACCGATACAGCGCCAGCGCCCAGCTGGCCGATCCCAGCGCTAAGGCTGTGCGCTATCAGCTGCGCGTCACCGCTGAGGGTTCAGCGCCCGCTGTGACCATCACCACCAACAGCACCACCCTGGGCCTGTTTGAGTTCGTCGCTGACAGTACAAGCGCGATCCTGCAGATCATGCTCGCCGATGCTGTCACCACAGCTGTGGCCGTCGATGTGTTCGAGGCTGTGGCCTTCACTCAGATCAGCCTGCTGGAGCTGGCAACAGATTACCCTGTGCGGCTGCGATCGACAGTGTATGAATCGAACCTGGCTAACCATTTCGATCTGGCCTGTAACTCGGTCGGCGCGTCCTGGTATGTGGCTAAGGATGGCGTGACACAGTTTCGGCTGCCGGGTTCGGCCCTGCCTGTTTCTGCCCTGTTCAGCGACGAGGCAGCCCCCGGCGCCCTCCACTATGTGGATGTGAACGCCAGCTACGACACCCGAGGCATGGTCAACCGGCTGGATGTGACCAATTACGGGGTCAGCGCTGACGGCACCACCGAGCTGAACGAAAACCTGATCGTGGTGGCACAGCCGAGCATCGACACCTACGGGGTGCGATCCAGTCGGCTTGAGGTGAACCTATGGGGCGTAGCGCCCTACGATGCATCCCTCAGCCAGCGCATGGCTGAGCTGCTGGTGGATGCTGCTGAGCCTCGCCTGTTTGTTTCATCATTCCGCTGGAACGCGCAACAAAACCCGGCAGCTGCTAACGACTTAGAGGTGGGCCAGCGCATCACCGTGCAATTCAAAGGCACCGCCCAAGACAGCCAAATCGTTCACCTGCAGCACGAGATCACCCCTCGCCGCTGGATCATCACCGTGACAGTTCGGGGGCTGTGATGGCCCTTAGAGAGCTAGAGGATGGCATCAGACAGCTGGAGCTGCGCCTGGCTGCGCTGCAGGCAACTATCAGCGCCCCCAGCGCGCAGCTGGGCGATCCGATCGGGCAGGTGGTGGCGTTCGCCGGTAGTACCGCGCCGACCGGCTGGCTGCTGTGCGACGGCGCAGCTGTTTCTCGCACCGAGTACGCCCAGCTGTTCAGTTTAGTTGGCATCACCTACGGGGCCGGCAACGGTTCTACTACCTTCGCCCTGCCCGATGCTCGGGGTCGCGTGCTGGCGGGCAGGGATGCAAGCCAGGCCGAGTTCAACGAGCTGGGCGAAACCGGGGGGGCCAACACTCACACCCTGACCACCGCTCAGATGCCTTCCCACGCCCACAGCATACGCGCCGGTATCGGGGCCAGCACGGGTTCTCTGCTTACCACCTCGGGTGACGGCTTCCTCGGTGCGTCGGGCCTCGGACGGTACGCCGATCCCAGCTTCAAACGCACATTCTCCGTTATCAGTCCTGAAGGTGGAGACCAGCCCCACAACAATCTGCAGCCCTATCTGGTAACCCAGTACATCATCCGCGCCGGCTGAGCATCAACCACTAAGGAGACCCCACCCATGAGCCTGATCGCTGACGTACTGGCCGAGCAGATCGCCGGCCTTGAGGCAAGCGCCGCCATGTTCGTGCAGCAGCGCGCCGACGCCCTGGCTGCTGGCGCTGCTACCGCTGTGCAGGCCGCCGGCGCTACAGCTCGCGCCGCCGAGCTGCAGGCAGCGCTGAACACCTACCAGGCACTTATCGCCGCCCCCGATCCCGAGCCGGCCCCCGAGCCGACCCCCTGACGAGAGGCACACCGATGAGCATCAATCTGAGCAACCCCTGCCCGTGGGGCTGGCGATCGCGTGGCTTCACCGCCGGCGCCCACCGTGGCATCGACTACGGCTGGTACAACGCCGACCCGGCAGGATCTCGCCGCGTGGTCGCAGCAGCCCCCGGCCGCGTGATCGAGATCTACAACGGCGGGGGGTTCAATCAGGGGTGGGGATCTCGGGTGATGATCGAGCACACTGATCGCGCTAAAACCACCTACAGCCACCACCCAAAAAACGGCATTCACCTGACCGTGGGCCAGCTCATCGATCGAGGCCAGGCCATTGGCCCGATGGGCAACACGGGCGACGCAGGGAAACCGCCGGCGATCCATTCCCATTTCGAGCTATACATCGACAATGTGCGCGTCGATCCTGCGCCGTATTTCACCCAGGCGCTGCCCGGCAACCCGGTGCGATCGACAGCACCCCCTGCAGCGCCGGCGCTCGGGGTGCGCGATCGCCTCACCGGCGTGCAGGGCGCCAACGGTCGCACGCAGCCAGCTGCTACTGGGCCTGCTGTGCTGACGTTTAGAAACCTGCGCCTCGCCATGATCGCGTTTACTGACGCCGGGCAAAGCGTGCAGGGAAACAGTCGCTGGTATCGCAGTGTCAACGGGCTGTGGTACTGGTCAGGGGGGTTCACCAGCACCGCCAAAACCGGCCTGGCCGATCTGACCCCCCTGCCGCCCGCTGTCGAGCTGCCGGCCGAGCCGACCCCGGCACCGATCCCCGAGCCGACGCCTGAGCCGGCCCCGGCACCGATCCCTGAGCCGACCCCTGCCCCTGCCCCTGCACCGCCAACCGTTAAGGCTTACACCATGCCCAGTTTCTCAACCCCGCTAACCCCTGATGTGATCCTGCCGGCCAACCTGCGCGCGGGCCTGTATCTGGGCAACTGGGCCGCCGGGGTGATCCTGGCCGCGATCGCTGCAGCAGTGGTAGCGATCGAGGCGCCCGTTCACCCCGCCCTGGTGGCTGCCATCGCTGTGTACGGGGTGCTGTCCTCAGCTGTGTCTGCCCTGGCCCGCGCAAACACCGCCACTAGCACGAAGAATTAGGCCCGCGACCGTCTGGGAAAGGGCGTGACAGATGATTGAGAATGATCCCACCCCGCTGCTGGTTCTGGCCGGCGTGGTGCTGAGTGTGCTGGGTGGCCTCATCGGTTCGGTGATCGCTGCCCGATCCCAGAAAAGCGTGGGCAGCATCGCCGCCAGCGCTGCCATTCACGCCTCAAAAGAAACCGCCGAGCAGCAGATGATCGATCAGCTGCAAGAGGAACTAGAGCGCTATCGCAGGGCCACCGATCAGCGCCTGGATCGCTTAGAGGACGAGAACCGCGCCTACCGCGAATTCATCTTCGTACAGCGTGACCATATGACTGAGGCCGGCATTATCCCCCCACCGTGGCCGGCGCAGCTGCCCCGCTAACTGGCTGCTGCTGCCATGGCTGCGCGCCTCACCGCGTCATCATCGACCGCGACATAGATCTGGGTGGTGGCAACGCTGGCATGGCCCAGCAGTACCTGGACGGCTCGCAGGTCTCGCCCGCCGAGCTGGTAGGCCCGGGTGCCATATCGGTGGCGCAGCTGGTGGGCTGTCACCCCGGGCGGCAGCGCCCTGCTGATCAGTTTTGACACATACGCAGCGCTCAGATGCCCATCGATGAGGCCAGGGAACAGAAATCCCTCATCGTGCCGGCGAATATACGCCGCCAGATCATCCGGTATCGGCACCATTCTGTTGCGCCCACCCTTGCCATGCACCAACAGCGACCAGCCGACGAAATCCCGCTGCAGGTCGGAAGTTGCCACTAGGCAGATCTCCCTACAGCGCATCCCCACCTGAACGCCGAGCATCATCATGATTCTGACCCGCTGATCGGCGACCTGCAGGCCCACCCGTACTGAATGCTCGGGGGCCGGCCGTGGCACACCTACCAGCGCCCTGATCACGGGCAGCTGCCGGGCGGGGTTATCAGGCCACCGGCCCACCAGTTGCCCCCAGCTGTAAAAGCCTCGCAGCGCCTGACGTTTGGAGCGCAGCGCTGCCGGCGATAGCTCGCCACGCTCACCGAGATACCGCGCCAGCTGTTCGACGGTGACGGGGTAGGGATCGCGCAGCGTATCGGCGGCGAATCTGCGCAGCGCATAGCTGTGCTGTTTGATCGTGCCGGGGGAGCGCTGAGCCGATCGCATCCAGCCCAGGTAGGCGTTCAAGGGTTCGACCCACGCGGCACCAGGCTGTACCAGTAATTGCAAGCTCCCAACGCTGCCATAGCGCAGATGTGTGCTCACTGATGGCCTTCCAGCTAATCAGTCAGCGCGGGCAGGTTGAGGCCGGCAACGATCGCCCAAAACCTAGACCCATAAGCAGTGGGTTCCGGGTTCAAGTCCCGGGGGGTGTACGAGGATCCCGGTTCGCTCTCGCCAGCAGCCGGGATTCTTAGTATCGCCGGCAGCCCCTCGATCAGCTCGTTGGCCGGCTGGCCGGTGATCTGCGCCCACACGATAAACTGCGAGACCGTCGGCTCGTAAACCCCCCGCTCCCAGTTCGAGATGGTGGAGCGGCCCAGGCTGAGCATGTCTGCCATGGTGCCCTGGTCGATGTCTGCAGCTCGGCGGCTGGCCCGCAAACGCGCGCCCACGGTGGCGGCTGATATGTGTAGCAATGTCATGGTGGTTACTGTAGCGCCAGATGTGTGCAGATATGACGACACGCCGGGTTCAATGTTGGTGATCGCTCAGGCTGTCCACCATTCTGTTCGCTATGACCACATATCTGAGCATCACGCTGTGAGCGTTGAGAGCATGACCGTCGCCCTGCACCACAGCCAAGCAGCCGGCACCGCAAAGCTCGTACTGATCGGGATCGCCAACCATGACGGCGACGGGGGCGCCTGGCCCTCCGTCAACACCCTCGCCAAATACGCAGGGGTCAGCCGGCGCAACGTACAAAAGGCCTTAGAGCGCCTGGAATCGCTCGGGGAAATCTCCATCGTGCGCAACGGTGGAGGCTCGCACAGCCTGGCAGATAGCCACCGACCCAACCTGTATCGGGTGACGGTGCGCTGTCCCCCTAACTGTGATCGCAGCACCCAACACAGAACCCGGCGAACGGTGGCAAACCTGTTTGAACAGCCTGTGGATAGTGGGGTGTCGGTAGCGACACGGGGTGTCGGTAGCGACGCGGGGGGGGTGTCGGTAGCGACACCCGAACCACCCTATAACCCAACCATCAATAGTGAGAGGGCCAACCACAGTACGCGCGCCTGCAAAGAGGGACATTCTGAGCTGGCGTACACGCCCGGTTATTGCAAGTTCGGCGATCGAGTGCGCGAGGTAGTCGCAGCATGAGCGCAGAGCGCACAGCCGCCCGCATGGTGGAGATGAGAATCAGCGTGCCACTGCTGACCTATCGCCTACTGCAGCATCGAGCAGAGGCCCAAAGGGTGCAGCCCACGACGATGGCTCAGCACCAGCTCATCACAGTGAACGATCCCGGGCAAAGACAAGAGCGCAGCCTGGATCTACGGCAGGAGATCTTCGCCCTGTGGAGCCGAGGCAAGAGCGCCCCGCAGATCTCCCGCGAGTTGGGGTGCTCGGTGGGAACCGTCAACAAGCACAAGCGCGAGATCCGCGCCGACTGGAGCACCTACGCAGCAGAGAGGCCCGTAGCATGAACGCGCCACGTCCTGAGCACTCCACCATCGCCGCATGGGAGCAGTTAGACAAGCTCGCCGGCGACTACCGCCTGCTGACCAGCAAGCTCGACACTGAGGGCGCACACGCGGCCGATGTGGCCTTCGTGACGCGCACAGCGCTGCAGTGTGCAGCCACCCGCGATCAGATCGCCAGCGGCAGCATCGATCTGGATCTGGCGCTGGACATTATGACCGCTGCCACTGCCCTGTTCACCCCGGCCCGCGACCTCGTGCGCCAGCGACTGGAGCAGGCCAACTAGTGCGCCCCGACATCGACCCGGGCAGCGGCGAGCTGGGCCTGCTGGCCTTGCTGGTGATGGGCGCCTGGAGCCTGTGGGCGTGGCAGGTCACCAGACGACAGCCAGCAGCGAAAACTGACCCTACCCAACCCACTACATCAACTACCACCCCTAACCGCCCAGAGAGGCCACACCATGACCGCCCATGAAGATGACAACAGCGGCCCCAAACTCACCCCCGGCCAAGTTGCCGCATTGTTCGGGGTGGAACCGCACACCGTGCGCCGCTGGTCGAATGAGAACCGCATCAAGTACACCAAAACCGCCGGCGGCGCCAGGCGTTACGACGCCGCCTACATTCACCGCATGATCCAAAACTCAACCCAGTGAGCCAACACAGCAGCAGGGGCGCCGCCTGGCAAGCCACGAGACGCGCCGTGCTCGATCGTGATCAGTGGGCGTGCAGCTACTGCAGCCAACCGCTCATCGAGGGCCAGAACGCTGAGGTTGATCATGTGGTGAGCAAGGCCACCTGGATCAGAGAGGGCCGGCAGGGGCGCCCTGATGAGCCATCGAACCTAGTGGCCTGCTGTAAGCCCTGCAACGGGCGCAAAGGTGACCGCGACGAGATGCCCCGCATCAACTACTACAACCCCCGCTGGCTTGCCAGCATCCCCCACTAAGAAAGGCCCACACCATGCTGACCACTGCCACCGGCGAGATGCTGCAGACCACCGAGCTGAACAGCCAACTGCCCCACCACTACCGCTGGCACACCACCGTTCAGGCTGCCCAGCTCGCACACCGGTACGGGGTCGAGGTTGGCATTAGTGGAGATCACCGACCGCGCAGCAGGGCCGATTCTTCTCTGTAAGCCCCCCCTGCACCCCGCCCCAGACACCATTCTCACCAGATCAGAGCCGAGAATATCCAGATGAGCACCAACACTGAACCAATCGCGCCAATTCCGTTTCAGTTGCCCCCCAATGCCAGCTGGGCAGAATCGGTATTCCTGTTCCAGGCCGAGGCCAGCAGCTGGCTGAGCGCAGCTGACGCCCCACAGCTCATGGCGCTTCGCACCATCGCCGCGCAGCTCGACGGCGGCACATTCCAGGCCGCCCTGATCTCTCAATTCACTCTCATCCATCGGGCGCTGCTGAACCGACGCCCCGGGGAGCCGGCAGCTGGGGGGGATGCCGGCGGGCGGCCCGCTGCGACCGGCGAAAACATGTTCGAGATCTTCGGGGGCCGCTGGACAGCTGACGAGATCAGCGCCGACGCATGAGCCTGGCCCCGTACCCCGAGATCGCTGCATGGCCGCCGGCACGCTGGACGCCGCCGCTCGCGGCTGACTTTCCCAGCGCGTTCGACGGATACCGCCAAGTGCTGCGCGAAATCTGGCGAGCAGCGTTCGGGTACACCCTGGAACCCTGGCAAGAATCCGCAGTACGCCACGCCCTGGAATTGTTCCCTGCCGGCCATGCGCGCGCCGGCCAGCTGCGATTCAGGCAGGTGGTGATCTCTCTCGGCCGGCAAAACGGCAAGACAGAGATCGCTGCAGCTGTGGGCCTGTTCGCCCTGCTGATGAAAGCCAGCCCCAGCGTGGTGGGGGTCGCCACCAGCGCCGAGCAGGCCCGCCTGGTATATAAGCGCACCATGCGCGCGATCAGAGGCACCCCCCAGCTGGCTGCCCGATTCAAAGC